TCTTGCTGTACCTGCTGTTGAGGTTTAAGTAGTTCCTCAGCTTCTGGTATTTGAAATGCATCCAAGAGTTTCTTGGTTCCAACGAATGGATTAACAATTGGATTAGCTTGCAAGGTATTATATAATAGTATTGCTTCTGCTTTTTTCTTGTCCTCAGTATCAAGTTGCGTTGAACCAACTTCTATATCAAAATTATATTCCCCTACTATTTGTTTCTTGTCAACAGTTAACCAAGGAAGTAAGACCTGAGCTTGATCGCCGACCCTCCCTACAACTTTATGAGGGACACCCGCAAACTGTTGTGCTTGATTAATATTTACTTGCTGACTATCTAATGCATTTGGTACAGTCTGAGAAGCAAAGTCGAATTGTTCTTTGTTTAAATTAAGTTCTCTCTTAGATAAAGTCTGCTGTAACATAACTGCCATCTTGTTTACAATGCGAGCATGAAAGTCCTCTATAATAACTGATCTCTCAGATCGGCGCGACTTTACACCTTCATTAATTAGCGAAGGCTCAGTTGCAGTATCAAAGTTCTTTGATTCGCCCGCCTCAAAGCCACTTACTCCTGCGGTCTGACGAATAGAACTCTTAACTGTGCTACCAACTATATAAATATCCTGTGCTATGTTTACATCTTTGATTGGCTCCAAAGCACCAATTGGCGACTTATTGGATAACATTACTATGCCATCAGGACCAGTTTGGAGTTTCTCTATTTCCTCGTTAGTGAATGTCCCTTCTTGTGCTATATAAGCTCTCTTGGACACACGCCTCACATGATCGAGCTTCATTGAGTTAATGCGATTAAGCTCATCTTGAGCTGCAATATAAGTGTCCACATCGCTAATAGGCAAAAGCTCATCAGGATTATAATTAAACCAAAGAGTTTCAATGGGGAAACCTCCTCCAAAATCAAGGGGCCAAGGTCCGTCTTGCAGAACTTTGTCATGCGTCTCCACAATGTCAATAACTTTTCCATGTTTTTTATCCCATATCCTCCAACCTACCACAAGGTTCAAATCGTTTGGAGTCCCACCATCAGCAACGGGCTCCTCAGTAGAGTTCATCTCAGATGCTATAGATTCACTAGTGGGATCAACATCTATACGATGATTAGCAATCAGATCCGAGGTGTTCTTAAATTTCGCATCATGTTGTACATCGTACAGAGAACGTGCCCACCTTAGAGCGATCCAATCAGCGTCACGTAAGTTATGATCCTTTGCCTTGGGATCAACTCGTAGATCCATCGGCGATCTTCGCACAGCGAAAATAGAATCCTCTTTGATGAGCTCATGTACTTCGAGCAAAGTCTTATCTTTTACCTTCTCTGTTTTGAAGGTATAACCAAATTCCATTAGACCCCAATGACCAATTAAAGCGTCTACAAGGCATTTATCGGTTTGCTCCTTTGTACGCAGCTCTTGGTAATGGGAGTCTAAAAGTAATCTCAGCATTGATGCTGAGGCAATAGTGTTAAATAGTGTGCCATCTGGCAACTTGTGAGGTCTTTTCTTTGGTGATACCAAGACCTTAGGTCTCCTCAGATTAATAGATGGTTTGATGGTACTGATATTACTAAATACCATATTATCTATAGTAGCTGTTCTATATGGTCCATTAGGTGCCAGTAAATCGGGGTCCCATTGAACGCCACGATAGTAGTTGCGCCAAACTTTGAGTTGCTTCTTTACTTTATCATCATGACGCGCATGTGCATTTGATAATCTTAGCTTCCATCTTGGTAAGTCAATTTTTTCTGGCATAATTAATTAGTTCCTGAGAACAAGTTTTGCAATTTATTAATTAGTAATTCTGGTTGTGCACCAAGTTTTTTCATTAAATCTTCTAATTTTTCTATACCTCTAATTTGTGGATTAGTTAGAGAAGATGCTCCTGGCTCTGCATGAGCTGCTGGGGTTGAAACGCCACTATTTAATCTTCGCCGACTAATTTCTTGTCCTAACTTGTTATATAAAGGATCAGATACTGTCTTTCGCCCTCGATTAGTTAATATACCTTTAGCTCCAAAACCACGAAGATTAAACCCCCCACCAATAGCTGGGGTAAAGTTTTGTGCTCGTTGTAATGCAGGAGCAGCAGCTTTTCGTAATTGTTCTAAGAGAAAATTAGTTTCTAGTTCTCTTAGGTTTTCATCTGGTGTTGGGTTTCCAAATAAGTCTGGCATATTTAGTTCTTCCTATTCCCTTTGTTAATAATTTTTGTCGACTTAGCTGACCCACTTCCAAATAGTTCCTGTAATCTTCCAAGAGCTTTTTTAGAAAAATCTTTAAACATGAGTCCCTCCACTGACTTTTCCATAGTGGCACCCTTACCTTTTCGTGATTTACCAGCAATCCCCCGCATAATATCTTCTCTATTGAATATTCGTGATTTACCAGATATATTTCTAAGGGCAAAACCTCCACCCAGTAATAAGTCCGTAACAGCTTTCTTACCACGCTTCTTAATTGCCTTACCTAGTCTGCTATCTTCTTTTACGCTAAATCCTGGCATTAGCTAGCTATTCCTCTCATCTCTCTTAGCCTAGAGTTTTGCTCATAGGCAATAGACGATCAATTTTTTCTGGCATCTTTTAGTTTCCTTTGTAATCTTGGAGTTCGTAATTGTGTCCCAACTCTTTTTCTTGCATCAGGGTCACCTGCCGCTGCTGCTAGTGCTGTACTCGCAGACACCAAACCTTTTCTCAGAGCTTCCAATGGAAGTCCTTTACCAATGTTACTTGTAGCTTCACCCTTTTTTAATCTCTTTGCATCCTCTGCTAATCTATTTGCAAGCCTTCGTTGTTTTTCTGTAATCTCGCCCATTAGCTCGCCACTCCTCTCATCTCTCGTAATCTTGAATTTTGTTCATAAGCTATAGAAGATCTTTTCAATGAATCAAAACAATTAATTGGTATCACCTTCTTCTTCGCCGCAATTGAAGGCCGACTCATAATCCCATACCTAAAAGCATCCACCGAGTGATCCCTCCTACCCAATGGCTCCTCACGAGCATCATTAACATCGGGCCTTCTCTGAGGCTTCCATATATACCCAAGTATCTCCTCTACAAGTTTTTCACACCTAGCAGAGATAAAAACTCTAGGAGAGCCAGTGGTACCAAGAATAGGATGGATATGAGCAGGATCATTATACAAAAACTCACCGACACGATTGAGTCCAGCGCGTAGTGTATTATTGGCCTTAGCCAATCCTCGTAAACCATGTTCATGATATTCATCAGCAGTAGTCCACTCCTTTCCTTCCCTCTCACCTACAGTATTCCATACGCTAGGATCAGTACGATTATAATGAAAAAGCTCCATCTTGAATTTCTCTTTAATTTCTCTGACGTGCTTTGAAATAAGTCCTGAGTCATAATACATATCATATACAAACAGATTAGAATCCTTATCAACATACCACCCAAGAAAACAAGCGGGGTTCGCTTGTCCATGATCGAGTGAGGAGAATATATATTTATATTGTTCTTTGCGAAGAGGTGCTCTAATTTCATAGTCACTATTTTCATTTGGAAAGACATGGATGTTACGATCGAACTGGGGCCATACTTGGCCCTCTGCAGCATCCCAGCTTCCATCAATATATCTTTTAACCCAGTAATCAGGTTTCCCAGCTGATATCCTATCTACATACCCATCGGGTAGCCAATTATTGTCACGAGGTAACGCCTGAATGAACGCAAGGTCATCAGGAAGCCTGCCAGCGAAATGAGGGTCTACGAATCGGTGCTTGAGCCACCCAGGCTCAGGGTTCGATGCATAGAAACAATGAAAAATTGGGTATGTCCCATCTGGGAGCTGCCACCTAAGACGACTTTCTAACATGTTTATGTCATCCTCGGCACATTCGCTGGCTTCGTCTACGGCCGCCCATCCCAGTTCCATTGACTTCACACGATCTTTGTTTTCGGAGCCCCCTATACCTCCATATAAAATAGTTGAACCATTTACAAATTCTATAGTCTGATCTGCTTTACGATGGTTAGCCATTATCTTGGTCCCAGACATACGCTCTATCTTCGAGATCAATGCAAGCAAAGTGACAAGCGTGGTTTCTTTAAATGCCTTAGCCTCCTGGCGGCACATGAATCCGCGATTCCCTGGGTAGAGCATTGACAAGCGTGTGCCTTCTGAGGAGATACACCACGATTTACCTCCTCCGACTGCCCCGCCATATAGCTTGTTAAGTTGCGGTGCATCTCTAAATTGCTTTTGTCTAACTGTTGGACCTTTTTCACCATAATATAGATCGTAGTTTTCTGTCATCGTATGTTATCTAATACCCTAGGTGGTTGAGCAAATAACTGTGAAAGCGGTGATCCATTAAACTGCCCTATAGGAGCTGTAGGAGATTGACTTGGTTGTGGCGCCCCCCCTTGCTGTTGTCTAATTTGTATCAACTTTTGTAAGAGTGCATTTTTGTCTGCCCCACCTTGGTTGGGCCCAAACTGGTTCAATTGAGATCGTGGTGATGCTTCTAGTTGTCCTGATCCGCCCATTATTTCTTCCTCTCTTTGCGTAGTTTACGAGCTAAGAATCCTCCTGTTTTGTCTTTACTGAAGGGCATAGGGACAACAGGCCACCTAGTATGAAACTTAGAGAGAGGTTTAGCTCTAATTGGGAACTTTCTGCTAGATTTGTTCTGTGGATAACCTTTTCCTGGCGGCATTACTTATCCTCCTTGTTAATAGTAATAGTCACAGTCTCCTTATCTTCCTCGCCAGCTTTACGCATATGAGGAGGTACATACATGTTTATGTTTATCTGTGAGGGACCCCGATCATCTTGCTGCCCAACGCCACCCCTTTCGAGGATCTCCTTGACTGCCCCTAATCTGATATGTGGGGGGTTGACAGTAAGCTCGGTACCCTCACCACTTATCGAAGGAACCTCAATCGTCTTTTGAGCCATTTCTTTAAGACCCTCCATCGCTGGCTGGACCATTGCATTAAGCTCAACTTCATATTCTGTTTTCCTTTCATCAAGTAACTCGCGTTCGCGCTTCTTCCACATGGGACTCTTTCTCAAGTACCTCAAGGTCTGCATAGTGATACCATGTAGATCGCAACACTCTTGGAGTCCCCGCCTTCCAAAGATTAAGTCAAGCATTATGTTCTCATTCCTTGCAGCTAGTTCATTCATAGAGCACCCCCACTTCGCTGTTGTAATAATCTCCTTGACAGAGGATTTTGGAACTGCTGTGAACCTATTGGTGTACCACTTGATCCTTGACCTTGAACCAAGTTTGCTGCGGTTGAACCAATGTCTACTATATTACCAATTGGTCCTAGAGCTTTAGTTAAAAATGATACACCTGTTAAGCCAATAACCTTATTAAATAATTCTTTGTTTTCTTTTACAAGTGTAAAGAATTTATTTGCTATTGACTTTGCAGGCCCCTTTAAAGATTTAATTCTCTTTCGACTTAAACCACCTTCTAACGAGTCTGCTATAATTTCATCTGGTTTTACTGAGCTTAAACCCTCCTTAGCTCTTTTAAGGTTAACATCTTTTACTGCCTCTGCTGCTTGTTTATCAATGTCAAATAAAAAGGTTTGTGCTTTCACATCACCTTCTCCCGCCGCCCCTCTAAGGTTCTCAATCCACCGATGCCCAATCTCATGTCTACGAACACCTTTAGTAACTTCTTGCCCTAATTGACCACGCTGTTGTGGCTCTAATGAGCGCCAAGTACTTTGAGCTGCTTTTCTTAACTCATCTGCTATATTTCTACCAAACACTCTTGACTGACCAGTATTAGGATTAAAGTCACCAAATATTTTTCTTCGTATTCCACTAGGGTGGAATCCACGCTCCAAAAACTCTGGGTCTTCTTTGAGTATATCTACTGCTCTTGATGGTAATGCAACTCGTCTTGCAATATCATCATGCAATCGAAAGGTTGCTGGCATTATTTACTATGAGCCTCCAAGCAAGAGGTATAGTTCACAAGAGCATTGTACCTATCATGTATCTGATTCATAGCTTCTTGGGTAACTACATAA